TGCCACCAGAGCAGGTCGGTGAGTTGATGTTTGCTCTGATGGACTACCAGGAGACAGGCGAAGTTCCGGATCTTCCAAAAGGTAGTGCACTTGCCATGTGCTTCTCGTTCATCAAGAAACGGATGGACAAGGACAACTCCAAGTATGAGGAGCGGTGTGAGCGCAACAGGTCCAACGGCAAGAAGGGCGGCAGGCCTGCAAAGGAAACGGATAATACAGAAACCGAGGAAAACCCAAATAAACCGAATGGTTTTTCTGAAAACCGAACGGTTATTTCTGAAACCGAGGAAAACCCAACCGAACCCAAAAAAGCCGATAATGATAATGAATATGATAATGATAGTGATAATGAGGAGTATATACATACTCCTACTAAGGCACGTGCGTGCGCACATGCGGAGGTGGGTAAGCCACGCAAGAAGTCTGAACCGGTCAAGTATAGCGATGATCCAGAGCTTAATGATGCCATTGTAGAGTTCATAAAGTTCCGGAAAGGTATCAAGAAGCCTATGAGTGACAGGGCTATAACGCTGATGATGAACAAGCTGGAGTCGTTATCTCACGATAAGCATGAACAGGTACAGATTCTCAATCAGTCGATAATGCAGGGATGGACAGGCCTGTATGCGCTTAAGGATGACGGTAAGAGCCGAGGGCAGCCACGGAACGTGAATCCAAATGGATTTGCAAACTTTAAGCAGACTGATAATACAGAGCAGCTTAGTCAGCTTGAGAAGATGCTTGCGGATGAGCTGAATAAATAACACACGAAAGGAGCCGAACCTCCGGCCGGGGTAATGCTATAGCGGGTTCCTGAGAAGTGAATGACATATAGAGAGTTTTTAGAGAGCAAGATAGAGCTTGCTACTGACAGCGGCTTTGAGGTCGATAAGAGCCGCATAAATAAAGCCCTAAAGCCACATCAGGGTGATGCGGTGGCATGGGCGCTGAAGGGTGGACGTAGAGCCTTGTTTGAGTCGTTCGGACTTGGCAAGACTGCACAGGAAATTGAATTCTGTCATCAGGCAGCAGAGCATACCGGCGGTAGAGCGCTGATAGTATTACCGCTTGGAGTTAAGCAGGAGTTTACAAGGGATGCTGTGGAGCTCCTGGGCTATGAGAAGCCTGAATATTGCCGAACCATGGAAGAGGTTGAGGCAAGCACTAGTCAGATCGTTCTGACAAACTATGAGAGAGTGAGGGACGGAGATATAGATCCATCGTATTTTGCGGCAACCTCACTTGATGAAGCATCCGTGCTTAGATCGTTCGGATCTAAGACATACCAGACGTTCCTTGACAAGTTCAAAAATGTACCTTACAAGCTCGTAGCGACTGCTACACCATCACCGAACAAGTACAAGGAGCTGATTCATTATGCTGGGTACCTGGAAGTCATGGACACAGGACAGGCACTTACAAGATTCTTCCAGAGGGATTCAACAAAGGCAAATAACCTGACACTGTACCCGAACATGGAAGATGAGTTCTGGTTGTGGGTGAGTAGCTGGGCACTTTTCATCACAAAACCTTCAGACATCAACCCTGATTATTCCGATGATGGCTATGTACTCCCTCCACTGGATGTGAGGTGGCACGAGATACCTATACACTACGGAGATTCAGTTGACAGGGACGGCCAGATGGAGCTTTTCACTCAGGCAAGTACAGGACTTAAAGAGGCGGCCAAGATCAAGCGTGAGAGCATAGATGCTAGAGTCGAGAAGATGAAGGAGATAGTTGATAGCTCTCCGGAAGACCATTTTATTCTATGGCACGATCAGGAAGCAGAGAGACACGCTATTAAGAAAGCTCTGCCGGAGACAGTGGACATATACGGATCCATGGACTACGACCTTAGGGAACAGAGAGTCATAGACTTTAGCGATGGCAAGACAAGGCTATTTGCTACCAAGAAGTCAATTAGTGGTTCAGGCTGTAACTTCCAGCGGTTCTGTCATCGGGAGATATTTGTTGGAATTGACTATGAGTTCAATGACTTCATACAGGCGGTGCACAGGTGTTACAGGTTCCTGCAGCAGGACACAGTAGTTATAGACATCATCTACATGGAGAATGAGCGGGAAATCAAGGACGCACTGATCGAGAAGTGGAAGAATCACAATCACATGGTTAAGAAGATGATCGAGATCGTGAAGAAGTATGGACTTGATTCAGCAAACAAAACGGAGAGATTAGAGAGGAAGATGGGTGTGGAAGGTACAAGAGAAGAGAGAACGGTAAGAGGTAAGCATTATGAGGCTGTGTATGGCGACTGTGTGGAAGAGACAAGGGCAATGGAGAGCAACAGCGTTGACTTGATACATACGTCAATACCATTTGGCAATCACTACGAGTATTCAGCAAACTATAACGATTTTGGGCACAATCAGGATACAGAGAGGTTCTTTGAACAGATGGACTTCCTGACACCGGAGCTTTTGAGGGTGCTGAAGCCGGGAAGAGTGGCGGCCATCCACGTTAAGGATAGAGTGTTGTTTGGAAATGCTACCGGCACAGGCATGCCGACTATTGAGCCATTCCACGCTGACTGCATAGAGCACTATATGCGTCATGGCTTCCAGTATTTTGGGATGATCACAGTGGTTACGGATGTTGTAAGAGAGAACAACCAGACGTACCGCCTTGGATGGACTGAGCAGTGCAAGGACGGCACCAAGATGGGTGTTGGATGTCCTGAATATATCCTGTTGTTCCGTAAGCTGCCAACGGACCACAGTAAGGCATATGCTGATGAACCTGTCACAAAGTCCAAAGACGAATACACAAGGGCACAGTGGCAGATAGATGCTCATGGATACTGGAGAAGCTCAGGAGACAGACTGATAAGCAAAGAGGAGCTTGAGGGTGTATCTGTGGATAACTTACAGAGAGTGTACAGGCAGTACAGCAGAGAGCACGTATACAACTATGAGGAGCATGTGGCACTTGCGAAGTATCTTGATACTGACGGCAGACTTCCAGCTACATTCATGGTGGTTGCTCCGGGATCTTGGAATCAGATTGAGGTATGGGATGACATAAACAGGATGAGGACGCTCAACACGACACAGAGCAGACGAAGGGCAACGATGCATGTGTGTCCGCTGCAGCTTGATATTGTTGAGAGGATCATCAACAGATACAGCAATCCGGGCGATGTGGTATATGATCCGTTCGGCGGTCTTATGACTGTACCGATGATGGCGGTCAAGATGCACAGATTTGGTAAGGGATGTGAGCTCAATCCGGATTACTTCAGAGATGGTGTTGGTTATCTGCAGTCTGAGGAGAATGAGGTTGATTCACCGACATTGTTTGACTTCCTGGAGGTGGGCGACGAGTGATAAACGGAGAGCTTATCGTTGATAACTTTGCCGGAGGCGGTGGAGCATCAACAGGAATTGAGATGGCTACAGGCTACAGCGTTGATATAGCTATCAACCATGACCCGGAAGCCATAAGGATGCATAAGGTCAACCATCCAAACACAAAGCACTATTGTGAGAATGTGTGGGCGGTTGATCCTGTGAAGGCCTGTGAGGGACACTCGGTAGCTCTTGCCTGGTTCTCACCAGACTGCAAGCATTTTTCAAAGGCCAAGGGTGGCAAGCCAAAGGATAAGAACATCAGAGGGCTTGCATGGGTAGCATGCAGATGGGCGGCACTTGTGAGACCGAGAGTGATTATGCTTGAGAATGTCGAAGAGTTCAAGACATGGGGACCGCTCAACAGAGGACATCATCCGATAAGGGCAAAGCAGGGAGATACATTCAGGCAATTTGTAAAGCAACTTAACGAACTGGGTTACGAGGTACAGTTCAGAGAGCTTGTGGCGGCAGACTACGGAGCACCCACCAAGAGAAAAAGGTTTTTCATGATCGCAAGGTGTGATGGTGTACCTATCATGTGGCCAAAGCCTACACATGCACCGGCAGACAGTGAAGAGGTCAAGGCGGGACTGCTCAAGCCTTATGTTGGAGCATATACACAGCTTGATTTCAGCTTACCTTGTCCGAGTATCTTTGATACATCAGAGGAGATCAAGGAGAAGTACGGCATTCGGGCGGTGAGGCCACTTGCGCCAAAGACTATGCAGAGGATTGCAAGAGGGCTGAAGAAGTTCGTTCTGGATAATCCAGAGCCGTTCATTGTACCCATTGGATATGGAGAACGAAAAGGACAATCGCCGAGAGTTCACGACATAAAGAAGCCGTTACCAACCATTGTGAGTAGTGGGAAGCATTATTTGTGTGAACCGAGACTTGCTCCGGTTATAGATAAAACGTATGGCGGGAATTACCAAGGAGGTGGAAGTAAAGCCGAAGACCCAATTGATACGATAACGACAGTGGATCATAACCGGCTGGTCGCAGCTACTCTTATTCAATACCATTCGGAGACCAATTCAGATGAGGTAAGAGGTCAAGGTATAGAGAATCCGATCATGACAGTAGACAGCTCAAACAGATATGGCCTTGTGACTTCGTTCCTCAGCAAGTTTTACAAGACAGGGATAGGGCAGGATGAGAGAGAGCCACTGCATACAGTGACGACATCAGCCGGACATTTTGGAGAGGTCAGAGCATTTCTGATTAAATACTATGGTGAGGGTACAGGACAGGATATAGAACAGCCGCTTGATACAGTGACATCAAGAGATCGGTTCGGGCTTGTAACAATCCAAGGTGTTGAGTATCAGATAGTGGACATTGGCCTCAGAATGCTTGAGCCAAAGGAGTTATATGGATGCCAAGGGTTTCCGGATGATTACATCATAGATCATGACAACACAGGTAAGACATATTCAAGAAGTGAACAGGTTAAGAGATGTGGAAATGCAGTCTGTCCACCTATACCGGCGGCGATGGTGAGGTCGAATCTTCCAGAGCTTTGTGTAAGAAAAAGGATGCCAAACATGAGGATAGGCGAAGAAGAGAACGGGCAGTTGTGTTTTGTTTAAAGAAAGGAGAACACATGACAGAATTTGAAATAGATGCAACATTTAACACCATCTGCCGGCCTGGGCGGGTGGTGAAGATACTCACCAGGTGTGGAAAAGAGGAGAATGTCCCGGTGAGAGTTTGGAAGCGCTGGACAATCATCAAGACATATGAGCACCATGTACTGATGCAGAGCGAACAGGGATACCATGAGAGTTTCAGCAACATAGATATAAGAGAGATGATTAGGAAGGGAGAGATACGATGGAGATAGTACCAGAGAGAGTAGAGATTTGCAAAACTTGCAAGTACAGATACAGAGACGAGTCAGAGGAACCATGCGCACACTGCACCAAGAACGCTGTGGACAGCTATGAGCCGATGACTAACGGAGATTACATCCGGTCGCTCAGTGATACAGAGTTGGCACAGATTGTCATGTGTCCAAATGAGGTTGGATTTGATGAGGTTGTTTGCCAGAGGGATGAGCAGCATTGCATTGAGTGTACCCGCAAATGGCTTGAGGCGGAAAGAGAGGTTGAGGAGTAATGAGGTTAATTAGTCAGAAAGGTTGGAGCTATATAGATGCTGAGTATGAAAATGGAACTATCGCTATGCATGATGAGAGTGAAGAAACAAGAATAATATACAGTTGGGATAACAATTCAGAAGAATACGCAATTATGGCTAAATATAGTTCTAGGGAAAAGGCAGAAAAGGTACTGGAAGATATGATGAAGATGTATGGAAGTTACATATCGTGTAACGGCGGTTCTGGAATCTTACAAGGTAGTGGCTATCAGCAGGCATTCTGCTTCCTGCCACCAAAGGTATTCCGCTTTCCGGCAGATGATGAAGTGGAGGTGTAAGGATGGCAAAGGTATCAGAAGAGACAAAACAGGATCCAAACTGGGCAAGGGCAGTTGCTATCTCAAAACAGTATGCTGTAAGCACATACCCAGCTACCTGGGTGCTTAAATTCATAAACGAGTGGAATGCGGCCGTGGCAAGGTTGAGAAGATAGGAGTGTGGGAATATGGAAGAGAGAGAAGCAATAGCCAAATTAAAGGAAACAACAGATTATAGATATTCACATTATGCCTATGTGAATGATACCGGAAAGGCATTTGATATGGCGATAAAAGCACTTGAGAAACAAGGACTAGAGAAACGTAAGTCAGAGAAGTCAATGAGAATTGAGACTGAAAAACTTATTGAGGAGCAGCCAACAGTCTATGATGTGGACAAGGTTGTTTCAGAGCTATATGACAAGTCATTTGAAAGGTACGGTAACTCTGCCATGGGCGGAGAGCTGGTGGTCAATCTTGATGATGCTGTGGAGATCGCGAAGAGAGGTGGAGTGGATGAAAGTAAGTGAAATAAAACCGAATATCCTATGTCTTGAATACAGACAGGAAGAGGGAGATCCAGATTATGGCTCATGCTTATGGGCAAGATTTATGTTTAATCTTGACAGGTACGAATTAACAATTACTTCCGATTGTGGTAACTACGGATACAAATGGTATGAAACACCATCAACAGAAAGCTTTCTAGAACTCATGGCGAGATGCGAGTCTGGATATATTCTTTATAAACTTTATGGTAATGAAGATGTTTTCGACTATGAAGCTACAAAGAAGCAAATATATGATTACTGGAGCGAAGAAGTAGAGGATAGGGAAAAACTTGATGATATATTCCAGGCAGTAGAGCTATATGGATACCCGGAAAATGAAAGTGAGTTTATACGGGTATTTACAGATAACAGCGATGATCTTTGTGATTATTTAGGGCTGATAGTACATAGATATCCATCAGATATTTTGAAAATTTCGCAAATTTTTGATGAGTATATCAGGCCTAAAATCAAAGAAATAGTTAGCACACAGAAAAAAGGAGAGTGATACATAATGGCCAAGTGGAATATAGGCACAGTTCCCAAATGTGAAAAGGGAACTACTTCAGATGAGGTTCTTGTAACGATAGAAAAAGCCTCAATAATAACAGGTGAAATATACAGTCGAGTTGTTAAGGCGGTATATATCCCAAATCACAATTGTTCGTTAGAAGATTTAGAATGGAACGTGGATGATGATATCTTAGATGGATGGGAGTATACAGAAAATGGTATTTCTTGGTGGATCCCACAGGGCTGGTATGAAGTGCATGATTATTGTGATGATTACGAATATTCAAAGATTACAGATAAGGTAGTAGCCTGGAGAAAGTTGCCAAAACCTTATGAACCAAGGAAGGAGAGTGTATAGAATGGCATACGCAGGCAAATGCGATAGATGCGGCGGATTCTATGACCTGCCGTTTGAACACGGAGCGGCGATAAGGGCAAGGGTGGTTGATGTGTTCGATGATGCAGTAGAGACAAAGGATTTATGTCCGGATTGCATAGAGGAACTCTGTAACTTTCTTGATGGGGCACAGCTCAATGATCCGCTTAGAGAAAGACAGATAGGGTTTAAGACTCAGGTAGATCCGTACAATCATCTGATGAATAGGTTTACCCGGAAGGAGTGAGAGGATGGCAAAATCAGATAGAAAACTACACGAAGCAAGAATGGCGGGTGCTGCATGGCTGATGAATGTCATCAAGACACAGGGCATGGAAGCAGCAGAGAAAGAACTCAAGACCAGAGGAGCCATGTTTGTTCCGCTTGAGGTCAACCAGAAGCAGCTTGATGAGTCAGTATATAAGATCAAGTTAAATACGATAGACACAATCCTGATTATGTCCTGTATGGTCTTACGTGATGAGTTCGATTTTGGACAGAAGAGGCTTGATAGGTTCTGTGAAAGATTTAATTCAAAGACAGAGGCTATATGTGATGGGGATATCATATGGGATGATTTGATAGAAACGTTGAAAGAAGAAACAGGCTTGGAGTTCACTATCCGGGAGAACAAGTAGGAGGTGAGGCAGTGAAAGCAAAAGAGTATTTAAGCCAGGTTAAAATGCTTGAAGATCACATGGACAGATTAAGCAATGAATACTTCAAAATGAAAGCGATAGCGATGAATCCGGGCGGATTTGACTATTCAAAGGAAAGAGTACAGACCAGTGCCGTGGCAGATACTATGAGCCGTACAGTTGGAAAGTATGTTGATCTTGAAACTGAGATGAACGAATGTAGAAAAACATTTGAAGATTTCCGAAATAAAGCAGTTCACCAGATGTGTCAGCTGTATAACACAAAACATACAGAGATATTATATCAAAGATATATAAACTATAAGTCATTGAAAGCAATCGCAGACGAAATGGGATACTCTTACGATTGGGTGAGACATGCTCATGGGTGGGCTCTGCAAGAGTTTCAAATGATATGGAATGATTATTTAAAATCTGACACATTCAAAACACATTAAAAGCACAGACACAACACATGGTTTTAGTGTAATATAGACCGTGAAATATTGATTCATAAGGGACATGACCGTTTGCCATTTCGGTTGTGTCCCTTTTCTTATGCCCAGTGGTTGTAAACCTCCCCCTTGTGAAAAGTGAACGCTGATCTCTCCCCACTGGGCTATTTTGTTTGAGGTGTGAGATATGAGTAAGATTAAAAGGTTTGAGGTCGTGAGACCTGAATACAGTTTTGAATACATACATCCTGTACTTGGTAGATTGGCATTGCCGATAGCCATTATAAAGGTGATGGTTAAGTGCACTAAGGTATATAAATTTCAGCCAACTATAAAGTTGGGTGGAGAGGTAAAGAATGTATGTAAACCGCTGTACAAGATTGTGATCCCGAAGAGAGTGAGAAAGTAGCAGAAAGAAGGTGTGACATTTGGGAGCGATAACAGAAAAGCAAAAAAGATTTGCAGATGAATGGCTGGTTGACCTTAATGGCACACGAGCTTATAAGGTTGCTTATCCATCTGTGAAAAAGGATGAGACCGCAAGAGTTAATGCAAGTAGATTGCTAACAAATGCTAACGTCAAAACATATATTCAGGAACGTCAGAAAGAGCGTGAAAAACGCACAGAGATTACTCAGGACAGTGTATTACGAGAACTGGCACTGATTGCATTTGCAAAGGCATCTGACTATGCAAAAGTAGTTGAAAAGGACGCTATGGTAGAGGTTGATGGAAACATGGTCCCGGTACTTGACGAGGACGGCAATCAGGTGAAATACAGGACAGTAGAGCCTATTCTGACGGATGAACTGACAGAGGATCAGAAAAAAGCTATTGCAGTTATAAAAAAGGGTCGAGATGGCTTTGAAATAAAGCCTTATAGCAAGATACAGGCGTTGGAGCTCCTGGGTAAGCATTTGGGTATGTTCACAGAAAAGGTGGAAGTGAAGAATACCACACCAAATGCATTTGAGGGGCTTACAACAGAGGAATTGAAGAAACTTATTGATGACGTTTGACAGGCATGACCCTTTATTACAGCAACAGCTAAAGATAGAGCTATCAAGGAGAGAGTTCTGGCAGTATTGCAAGCTGACTTCTCCTGATTTCTATAGTAACGACAGAGGCTTTCTGCATGATCTTGCGGATAAGCTGCAGTGGTTCGTAGAAGATGCAGAACAACAGATAATGGTTGTAAATATGCCACCACGACATGGAAAGTCACGAACAGCTACTAAATTTGTTCAGTGGTTATTTGGTAAATATGGTATAGACAAAAAGGCTATGACAGGATCATATAATGAGACCCTGTCAGGAACATTTGCAAAGGCTGTCAGGGATGTTATAGCAGAAAAGCCTACAGAGGGCATTCTGACATATGGAGATATATTCCCTGGCACAAAGATAAAGTATGGTGAGGCTGCAGCACAGAAATGGAGTCTTGAGGGCAGTCAACAGGCCAATTACCTTGCAACTTCTCCGACAGGTACAGCAACAGGATTTGGCTGTAATATCATGATAATAGATGATCTTATCAAGAACAGTGAGGAAGCCTACAATGAATCAGTATTGCAGAAGCAGATTGACTGGTTCAACAATACAATGCTCTCCAGAACAGAGAATGATTTTAAAATCATCATAATTATGACAAGATGGTCAACAAAAGATCTTGCCGGATATGTACTTGCCAACTATGACAATGTAGTTCATATCAATTACAAGGCAGTACAAGACGATGGGGCAATGCTCTGTGAAGCTATCCTGTCATATAAGGATTACAAGATAAAGACCAAGAATATGAACAAGGATATAGTCCTTGCAAATTACCAGCAGGAGCCTATAGATGTCAAGGGCAGACTATACAGTCATATCAAGACATATACGGATATTCCGAGGGATAGCAAGGGTAATAACCTATTCAAATATATATTGAATTATACAGATACAGCGGACACAGGTGGCGATTACCTGTGTTCTATTTGTTATGGCATGTATGAGAGTACATATTACATACTTGACGTTTTATACACAAAAGAGCCAATGGAAGTTACTGAGCCGGCAACAGCTCAGATGCTGACAAACAATAACGTTGGTAATGCTTTAATAGAGAGCAATAATGGCGGTCGAGGATTCAGCAGAAACGTTATAAGAGAACTGAAAGCTCTGGGGAATACCCATACTAAGATACAGTGGTTCTTTCAGTCAAAGAATAAGACATCAAGGATCCTGTCAAATAGCACAGGAGTAATGCAGAACGTTCTCTTCCCTGTGAATTGGGAAGACAGATGGCCAGATTTTGCGGAAGCAATAAGGAAGTATCAGAAAGAGGGTAAGAATGCTCATGATGATGCTCCGGATGCTCTGACTGGTGTATATGAGAATGATAAGCCTAAGGGAACATGGCTGGTATAGAGAGGTGAAAGAATGCTAACCCCTGACGAGATTAAATATTTGATAGACAATGACCGTACGTCAGAAAAAAAGCAGTTTGCCCGGACAGGCGAAAGATACTATGACGGCGATCATGACATAAAGAAGTATAGATTGTTCTATTACAATGCGGACGGCGAACTGGTAGAGGACAAGACCAGAAGCAACGTGAAGATACCACATCCATTCTTCACAGAGCTGGTTGACCAATGCACTCAGTATATCCTCTCAGGGGATAAGATAGTTAAATCGAGTGATCCTGAGTTACAGAAGCACATGGACAAGTATTTCAACAACAATGATGAGTTCATGTCTGAGCTTTCTGACGCTATCACAGATATGCAGGTCAAAGGCTTTGCGTATATGTACGCATATAAAAACGCAAAGGATATGATGTCATTTGCCAATGCTGACAGTATCGGAGTTATTGAGGTAAGAGCCAAGGACACAGATGATGGCTGTGCATACACGATTTACCACTATACGGACAGGATAGACAAAGGGCACAAGACTATTGAGAGAATACAGGTCTGGGATGATAAGCAGACATATTATTATGTCCAGGTTAATAATGGGGCGGTGGTGTTAGATGATACTGAACCAATCAACCCAAAGCCTCATGTACTTTATACAAAGAATAATGGAGATAAGGCCACCTACTTTGATGGATTTGGCTATATTCCATTCTTTCGGTTGGACAACAACAAGAAGCAGTTCTCAAGCCTTAAGCCTGTTAAGCCACTCATAGATGACTATGATCTGATGGCTTCCAGCCTGTCCAACAACCTCATAGACTTTGATACACCTATTCACGTAGTCAAAGGCTTTGAGGGGGATAATCTGAATGAACTTCAGACCAACCTCAAGACTAAGAAAATTATAGGTGTTGGCGAGAATGGAGATCTTGATGTTAAGACTGTTGACGTCCCATACCAGGCAAGGCAGGCTAAGCTGGAGCTTGATGAAAAGAATATATACAGGTTCGGCATGGGACTGAATACCGCCGGACTCAAGGATACATCAGCCACTACGAATATAGCCATTAAGGCGGCCTACTCATTGCTTGACCTTAAGGCAAAAAAGATAGAGAAAGCTCTCAGGAAGTTCTTAAGGAAGATAGTAGAGATTGTCATTGATGAGATCAACAAGGCTGAGAATAAGGCATACAAGGCCGAGGATGTTTATTTTGAGTTCGCTCACGAGATAATGAGCAATGCACAGGAAAATGCACAGATAGAGCTTACAGAGGCTCAGGTAAGGCAGACAGAGATCAATACAATACTTAATGTTGCAAGCATACTTAATGATGAGACGATTATCAAAGCTATCTGTGATTGGCTTGATATTGATTATGATGAGATCAAGGACAAGCTGCCTAAGAATGAGGAGGAGAACACGAAAGAGACTCAGAAGAAGCTTGACAACATCAATATAGATGACGAGAACGGAGGTGTGATAGATGGAGAGTAATAAAGTATACAAGATAGATCTTGATACTAGAGCGGTGCTGGTGCCGGCTGGTGAGGTCATTGGTGTGTATCATGACAAAGATGTGAACCGACTGACATTTGAAGTGCCGGCAAGATATAAGGGAATAGATCTCACAGATTATCAGATATCGATAAATTATGTTAATGAGGAAGAACAGAAAGACAGGTACATAGTTGACGAGGTTATAGTATCCATGGACGCAAGTGATGCTCCAGTATCGCTTACATTTGACTGGCTTGTCGGTGCTACTGCATGTGCAATGCCGGGAACTGTCGGTTTTACTGTATGCTTCAAAAAGCTGGATGTTGACGGCAATATACTAAACGAGATCAATACCAAACTCACGAGGATGAAAGTCCTTGAGGGTTGCGAGGCAGTTGAAGATGAGATTGAAGAGCGGTATATGACAGACCTTACAGGACAGCTGTACAAGGAGCTGGACAAAGTAAAAAAACGTGGCAGTGACATCAAGAAGGAGCTTGCGGAGATAGTCACTGAGAAAGGAGTTGAGACCGCAAGTACAGACAGTTTCGATGTAATAATCAATAATGCAAAAGAGATACAAACAGGTATCAGTTTGACACAGGTTATTGGAACATCAACAACAACATCAAATTGTGGTGATATAAAGACAATAGCCACGCACGCACCATATACAGAGTGAGGAGGAATTAGATGATAACATATAACTTTATGACAGGTATAAGAGCTTTATTTGATGGGGGATCTCCTTATCGTTCGACATCAGGAAATTACCAAAGTAAAAGCGCATATGAGGCTACCAATTATTGGAAATATAAAGCTGATGGCGGTAAGGATTATACATTCTCAGATCAGGCAAACAGACTATTGCTTGGAACTGGCGACACCCCGGAAAGCCCAGAAGATTATAAGTTAGCGGAATTGATCACTGATTACACGGTGCTATCATCGACCAAGACCTTATCAGGTGAGTATGGCAAGGAGGCAGTGATATACAGTCGTGTTATTCAGGCAGGTGAAAGCGGGCTTACAATTAAAGAACAGGGATTAGTATTAGGGTTATCAGGATTTAGCATATTGATTGCACGTGATGTACTCCCAGAGCCGGTAGTATTACAGCCAGGAGAAAAGCATACGTTCACGATGACGATTGGTTTGGAGTGATTAAGTGAACAAAGCACAAAAGCAGGTAACACAGGCACAACTAAATAGAGAGAAGCAGACTATCAAGGAACTCAAGCAAGTATATCAGAAAGCCTTGAGGGATTGTGAACAAAAGATAAGGGAGCTCTCAGAACGAACCGATATGGAGAATCTGCAGAGCATCATCTATCAGAAACAGTATCAGGAGGCTTTGAAAGCACAGCTTGAGGGTGTTCTGAGTAACCTGCAGTCTAACTCATATGCTACTGTGTCTGACTACCTGACGAAGTGCTACAGAGACGGATACACAGGTGTCATGTATGACCTGCAAAAGACAGGTATTCCAATCATCATGCCGATAGATCAGGCGGCAGTTGTGAGAGCTATTCAGACGGACAGCAAGCTCAGTAAGTCGCTATATGACAAGATGGGCGAGGATGTGACATACCTCAAAAAAGCGGTCAGAGCAGAGGTATCAAGAGGCATTGCAAATGGCTCAACGTGGAATGAGGTGGCTGGTAAGCTCTCACGGCACATGGCAAATACTCCGTTCCAGAGGGCTTATAACAATTCTATCCGCATAGCAAGGACTGAAGGGCATCGTGTACAGGTACAGTCAGCGCTGGACGCTCAGCACGTAGCGAAGAGCAAAGGAGCGGACATAGTGAAGCAGTGGGATGCCACCCTTGATGGAGCAACGAGAGAACATCATCAGATGCTTGATGGACAGATCCGGGAAGTGGATGAGCCTTTTGAGGTGGCAAACCTCAAGGTTGAGGCTCCTGGAATGTTTGGTCTTGCCTCTGAGGACTGCAACTGTCGCTGCTGCTTATTGCAGAGAGCAAGGTGGGCACTGGATGATGAAGAGCTTCAGACTCTAAAGGACAGGGCAGCATATTTTGATCTGGATAAGACAAACGAGTTTGAGGAGTACCAGGAGAAGTATCTGGAAATAACTCAAGAAGATATACAGAAGTATGATTCTCAGGTTTTATCCGCTTTGTTGGCAGGTAAATACTATGGTGGCATCCCAAAGTCATGGAAAACAATTGAGCCTGATGATAATGCTGTAGAGAATGCAAACCCTAACTATAAGCATTATTCATATGATGGGTATTCAATGAATTGCCCAAATTGCGCAGTTGCGTATGAAATGAGAAAACGAGGCTATGATGTAACGGCTAAGCCATATAAGAGTGGTGGCAGTCATTACCTGAATGCTAATCCATGGGCGGCATGGGACGGAGCAGAGGTAAAAGAGGTTTACTCATATAGCGATATGGTTGCTATAGCAAAAAACAGCGGTGATGGGGCAAGATTTGGGATATGTTTTTCAAGATTTAATGGAACAGGTCATGTAATAGTTGGAGAATACAAAAACGGAATATTAAAACTATATGATGCACAAACTGGTAAAGCATATGGAAGTCTTGACTTTGACAGAGTTAAGGATGTAAAATTATGGAGAATAGATAACCTTAATCTATCAGATAGAGGAGTTACAGCTTGTGAAAGAAGGTGAGCCATATGATGAAATTTGAAACAGCATGCAGAACAGCATATGATACGTTAAAATCGGATAATTTTGTTGGGTTCTACCTTGTTGTGGATATTGGTGATAGATGGGTGTTCTTTGGTGGAAATCCTAATGAAGTGTACTATGGAGTCAGGACCGTCAGCGTTGAAAAAGACTCAGGTAAGTGTGCTTGGTTTATGGCTCAGTCCGAAGAGAATAATGATAAACTGGAAAGGGGAATAGAGGTAGATTTTCCAAAGAATTTCAGATACAAAGCATCCTGACGACAGGGTGCTTTTTTCGTGCAAATAAATAATCGGTAATTTAGATCATGGTAAAAACATGGTCTTTTTTTATGCCCAAAATCGGCTCAAGGCAGTAAAACTGTGACCGATAAAGAATAACTCCGGCAAGAGTGATAACTGCCATGTGTGGCTACGATTAAAGCCAAGAAAGGATGGAACAATGGAATTAAAGGAACTGTTAGGAGATGACCTGTATAAGCAGGTACAGGCGAAGATTGACGAGAAGAACAGCACAGAGACAGATAAGCTCAAGCATGTAAGATACACAGATCTGTCCGAGGGCAAGTACGTCAGCAAGGAGAAGTATGATTCAGAACTTGAGAAGCTCAACGGACTGATCACCGGCAAAGACACGGAGATTGGCAATGCAAATAAGCTCATTGAGGAGCTCAAGAAAGCTTCTAAGGGTGATGAGGGCATGCAGCAGAAGATATCAACTTACGAGACTGAGAATGCACGGCTTCAGAAGGAGCTTGAGGAGACTAAGATCAATTCAGCTATCAAGGTAGCATTGCTTGAGGCTCATGCGGTTGATACTGATTACATGACCTATAAGATCAAGGCGGCTCTCAAGGAGAAGAATGAGGAGCTTAAGCTTGATGATGAAGGTCATATCAAAGGTTGGGACAATATGCTCACAGACCTAAAAACGCAGTTCCCGGCTCAGTTCACAGCTTCATCCGGCTCAGATGATGGCGAGAGGCACATCATAGAGAATAGGCTGCCAGATGGTAATCAGGGCAATACGAATGCAGAACCTAAGGACCTGGCAGAGGCATTGAGACAGAAATATGAAGGGAACAATACCCAGTAATAAGTAGAAAGGAATGGTGAAAACTATGGCAATGACATTAGAGGAAATCAAGAAGGGTATGAGTGACAAGGTATTCTCACAGATTGTGGATATCTTCCTCAGACAGTCAACAATACTTCAGATGCTCACATTTGATGATTGCGTATCAGCATCAGGTGGCGGCTCAACAATGAAGTACAAGTATCTCAGAAAGGTACTTCCAGCAACAGCAGAGTTCAGAAAGATAGGTGGCTCTTACACTGCATCAGCGGCTACTAAGCAGGAGTGCGAGGCTAATCTTGCTATCATGGGCGGAGCAGTTCAGATGGATAGAGTACTCAACAGAGTAGCCGGAAACTTTGACAACATGGCATATCAGATAGAGGAGCATATCAAGGCAGTGGTGAACCTCTTCCACTATACACTGATCAATGGTGATGCAACTACAACAGCATCAACTGATCACCCTGAGTTCCAGGGACTTGATTCCATGCTCGCAGGAACGACGACAGAATACGGCACAGACAAGGCTATTGATCTGTCATCTATCACAGCGATCAAGTCTAATGCTGATGAGTTCTATGAGGCACTGAGCCTTCTTGTCAAGACCACAGATGCTGATGCGGTGCTCACTAACACAGAGATGATCACCAAGATTCAGACAGTGGCTCGTATCCTTGGATACAAGACAGAGAGTGAGGAAGCATTCGGAAAGCGTGTCACTACTATTGATGGTGTCAAGCTTGTTGATATGCAGGACTATTACACTGTAAGCAGTGGTGCTGCAACTGCTGGCCATGTTGTCAAGAAGGGACTTTCAAGAACCATCGCAAAGGAGAGTTCGGCAACAACAGGTCTTACAGACGTCTATGCAGTCAAGTTTGACGTAAACGATGGATTCCACGGAATCAGCCTGAATGGCGGTTCAGTGATTGATCAGTATCTTCCAAACTTCAACGAGCCTGGTACTGTCAAGGACGCTGAGGTTGAGATGATTGCGGCTACAGTTCTGAAGAATACACAGCATGCAGGTGTACTCAGAAATATCAAGATTGCATAAGGAAGGATGGGTGATTGAATATGGCAACAAAGGAAACGAAGACAGCAAATCAGACAAGTGAAGTTATTGAGCCTGTAGTGGCAGAGCCAAAGACAGAGAGTGAGCCTACAGGCTGGACAGTATCGGTTAATAATAACGCTGCTTACTGTGGAATTGGCGCTGGTGGTGTCCAGTTCGCAAACGGAAAGGCAGAGATCACATCTAAGCGTATGGCAGATTGGTTCACGGAGCATGACGGATATACTGTTATCCCTAAGAAGTAAGGCGGTGGTCATATGATCATGACTGTCGATGAACTTAAGAAGTACGTAGACACCAAGGAGAAAGCTCCGGTGCTTGAGGCTAAGCTTCAGGCACTTGAGCTCCTGATCCGAAAATATACAAATAATAATTTTCAGGATCGGAACAGGCGGTTTGTGGCTCCTGTGGACGCTGCGACAGGCTTTCAGTATGCATCTGAGCTGTTCAAGGCTGGCGACACCGTACAGGTGTCAGAATCACACTATAACGATGGCTTATATATCATAAAGGCGGTTGATTTGGACAATGGACATATAGAGGTGAATGAGGAGCTTGTAAGCGAACCAGTTGCTATGGTGACAAAGGTGGTATATCCGATGGATATTAAGCTGGGAGTTGCCAACATGCTTTCATGGGATCTGAACAACCGGGATAAGGTTGGTGTACAGTCTGAGACTATCAGTAGGCATTCTGTGACCTATTTCAATATGGATGGCGACAATTCCCTCATGGGATATCCAAAGTCGCTTCTTGGCTTTTTAAGGCCATATATGAAAGCGAGGTTTTGAGATGCGAGGAATAGGCGGAAATGCAGTTGCAGATATACAGATCAAGAGCATAACAAGAAATGAGATAGGTGAACAGGAAGTTGCATGGGTGTCAGAAGATACCTTGACCGGCTGGCTTGACCTCTCAGGCGGTGACAGTAAGTACACAACATACAATGCCAAGGTGCAGGAATCCACGCATATGTTCGTGGCTGATTATAAACAGCTCAGTGACATGATCAAGGCCGAGAATAGCCGGATGGTGATTGATGGTCAGGTATATGACATCATGCTGATAGATGACCCCATGGGCATGCATGAGCAGCTTGAGATATATCTGAAGTATACAGGAGGGCAGTAATGGGAAATGTGGAGTTCACAGACAACAGAATTAAGGTTGAGGCAGCTCTGGATGATGCTGTTATTGCATTCTTGTACGAAGCTGCTGTAGAGGTAGAGGCACAGACTAAGAGAGCACAGACGAGAGTAGACACAGGACAGACCAAAGGAGCATGGACTCATCATGTTGATGAAGATAAGGGCGAGGCTGTTATCGGTAATCCTCTTGAGAATGCTATCTGGGAAGAATACGGCACAGGTGAATACGCACTGAAAGATAATGGACGCAAAACCCCATGGGCCTATAAGGATGAGCGTGGCAACTGGCACACAACTCATGGTAAAAAGCCTCTCAGACCTTTACAGAAAGCCTTTGACAAGACCAAGAGCAAGATTATCAAGCGACTTGGCTCTATTCTCAATCAGACATTCAGAGAGTAAGGCGGTGATGGCATGACGACAGAGACATTATCATATATCAACGGTGTACTCAAAGATGAGCTTGAGATTCCATATGCATTCATGGAGTGGCAGGATGACCCGTCAAAGGCATACTTTGTTGGTGAATATTCTGAAGGTGATACACCTGAGGAAGATGGATGTCAGGAAATAACATTCATCATAGACGGCTTCACAAGAGGTTCTTGGCTCAGCCTGGAGAAGTACAAGCAGAAGATAGAACAGAATATTGAACGAACGGCAATCCTTGCAAGTGGTGCGGGGGTTGCCGTTTTTTATGGGAATGCGTCACCGGTGCCAACAGGGGATGCAGACCTCAAACGTATACAGATCAATTTAACAATTAAGGAATTTAAGAATGGAAGGTGATTATATCATGGCAGATACATTAACTTTTGAAGAGTTCAAGTCATCCGGTATCACAGACAAGACACCGAAGAACATTGTGTTTGGTGCCGGAACGATTCACAAAGGGCTCAGATATGACGCATCAAAAAAGACATGGAACTTTGCTGAGTCTTTGATCGGTGCAACATCCGGCGGTACAAAGCTGTCAATCAAGCCTGAGCTCAAGGATATAGAGGTCGATGGTGCATCAGTTAAGGTTAAGGAGTTGGCAGTTAAGATAGGCGAGACAGCACAGATGGATACTAACATGGTGGAGCTGTCGTCTGAGACGATCAAGATGGCTATTATTGGACAGAATGGCACATCAACAGCGGAAGGATACGATGTGATCGAATCCAAGGCAAGAATTGAAAAGGATGATTACATTGAGAACTTCGGATATATAGGAAGATTCTTAGATGGTCGTCCTGTTATCGTGATTTTTGATAACGCTCTCTGTACATCAGGCCTTGAGATAGAGGGCAAGAACAAGGAGAATGGCACATTTGCGCTGACTATGGAGTGCTATGCGGATCTGTCACCGGCAGCTGATACACTGCCATACCACATCTATCTGCCTACTGGTACGACAACGGAGCAGGTTCAGCAGTCTATAGATTCCAGCACAGAAGTAAACTAATTGACATAGAAAAGGAGAGATAATCATGGGAACAACCGAGATAAAAGAGAACAAAGATATAGAAGTAGTAGAGAATGATGAAGTAGTTGAAGAGGCAGAAGTAGTTGAAGATGCCGAGGCAACAGAAGATGTGCAGGAGATCAAGCCATATACGCTTAGAAATCCCAAAGCAACAGATATAGCCGCATTCTTGAAGCTGTTCAGTAAGCTGGGAGTAAAGGACTTCAAAGACTCGTTCAGCGGCAATGGGTTCAAAGAGCTTATAGCCAAGGAGCGTGAGAAGGCTTCTGGTGATGGTGAGGATGATGAGGACACATCGAAGTTCCTTGAGAATGTGGGTATTGGTCTTGCATTCGAGCTTGTAGATGTGATCCTGACAAAGCTGTCAGACTGTCAGCGTGAGGTATTTGTTTGCTTGTCACACCTGTCAGGAATGACAGTGGATGAGGTAGCAGATCTTGACCTCTCTGTATTCACACAGATGTTATATGATGCAGTCATTCTTCCGGGTTTTGCGGATTTTATCAAGGTTGTTTCAAGATTGTTCGAGAAGAGACAGTAGGCTATCTCAAGTTCATGGATCTCATATTTAAGAGATATGCGGATCCGTACACTCTGCTTGATACAATGCTAGACAACCAGAGCTTTGATGAGTTTGTATGCACGTTTGTGCGTCTTGACGATGATGATAAGCTCTGGGATATGTACATTCACAAATGCTGGGAGAACATATCATTTAATGACTTCAAGGCAAGGCTGTATGGCACATCAGGTGGCGGTTCACAGCTAGTCAGATCAGGGGCATTTGAAAGCAGAGGCGAGCTTGAAGCAACCATAAAGGATTCTATGTCAATTATAGAGAATTTCATACCATAGGGGCACACAGAACGTGTGTCTCTATTTTTTTTATTACGAGGAAAGGGGGTAGACCCTTTTGGAAGTATTTAAGATACTGGGAAGAATTGCAGTATCGAATGAGGAAGCAAACAAGAAAATCGAAGAGACTGGCGATAAGGCTGAAAAGACAAGTAGCAAGATGGGTTCTGTGTTCGGAAATATAGGTAAGTTTGCACTCAAGGCAGCAAAGGTAGCTGTTATTGCAACAACGGCTGTGGCTACTGGAATAGCTGGCATTACTGCTAAGGCTGTAAGCGAGTATGCGGATTACGAACAGCTTGTCGGTGGTGTTGAGACGCTGTTCAAGGACAGCTCAGATAAGGTCGTGGAATATGCAAACAATGCATATAAGACGGCTGGACTTTCGGCAAATGAGTACATGGACACTGTAACGAGCTTTTCAGCGTCATTGCTCCAGGGATTGGGCGGTGACACAGAAAAGGCGGCTGAAACTGCCAATCTGGCCATAACAGATATGTCGGATAATGCCAACAAGATGGGCACTGATATGGCGTCTATACAGAATGCATATCAGGGATTTGCTAAGCAAAACTACACGATGTTAGATAACCTCAAGCTTGGCTATGGTGGTACTGCATCCGAGATGGCAAGGCTTATCAATGACTCAGGTGTACTCGGTGACACCATGACTGTGACAGCAGATAATGTCAATAGTGTATCGTTTGATAAGATGATAGAGGCTATTCATGTTGTACAGACCGATATGGGGATAACCGGCACAACCGCAAAAGAGGCAGCCACTACAATACAGGGATCTATCGGCATGATGAAGTCCGCATGGGCTAATCTGCTCATTGGTATGGCTGACCCATCTCAGGATATGGGAGTGCTGATGAATAACCTTGTTGATTCTGTGATGGCTGTAGCTGATAACCTTGTACCACGAATAGCAGACACACTGCCAAGGATAGTTACAGGTATATCAAGTCTTGCACAGAAATTGGCACCATATATACCGCCACTTATAGAACAGATACTGCCATCACTTATACAGGGCGCAACATCGTTGCTGTCCGAATTGGTGAATAACCTTCCTGGCATACTTGAAACCTTGTTGCCGGGTATAGGTGGAGAACTGGGGCAGTCGATATCAACCGCTCTAAATTCTATTTTTAGCACCCTGACATCGATTTTACCATCGATTCTGCAGTTAGTGGGACCAGTACTGACAACATTGTCAACATTGCTTGATTTACTTTTACCACCGATGATGCAGATCATTCAGACGATCTTGCCACCGCTTACAAACCTGGTAAATATGCTCCTGCCGCCGGTGACTCAGATTATTCAGTCTTTACTGCCTGTTTTGATGGCTATTTTGCAGCCTATATTTGGTTTACTGCAGCCATTTTTAGATTTGCTAACTCCGATCATTGATTTGGTGATGCAGGTGGTCGGACCACTGACAGATCTTATCAATATGATATTACCTCCGTTAGCTGAGCTGTTATCAATGCTGATTGAAGAGTATCTGAATATCTTGAAACCGATACTTGAATGGTACTGCAAATTGCTTTCAGGAACACTTAAGAAAGCAATACAGCTTATTGTTACAGCAATCAATAACTGTAGAGAGTCGTTTACTGCTGCATGGCGGGGAATCAAGAAAGCGTGGGATGCTGCACCAGAGTTCTTTAGTGGAATATGGTCAAGCATTAAGGGGGCTTTTTCTGCTGTGGGCACATGGTTCAGTGATATATTTGGTAAGGCTTGGGCTGGTATAAAGAATGCATTTTCACCGATGGTGAATTTCTTTAGCTCCACCTGGCAGAAGATCAAGAACATATTTAGCAAGGTCGGAACAGCAATAGCAGACGGATTATCTGGTGCTGTGACATCAGCGGTCAATGCGATACTAAGCAAGGCTACAGGCATAATCAATAGTTTCATCAGAGCAATCAATTCAGCTATATCAGTTCTTAACAAGATTCCTAAGGTATCTATATCAAGGATTGATGAGCTTGATGCTCCACAGCTTGCTGAAGGTGGTGTGCTTAAGCGTGGTCAGGTCGGTATACTTGAAGGTAATGGAGCTGAGGCTGTTGTGCCGCTTGAGAAGAATACCGGCTGGATCAGGAAAGTTGCGGAGGATATGGCAGAGGCTACAGGTGGAGCAGTGACTGGTGATTCTGAATCACTGAAGGTACTTTATAAGATATTGGAGATCATAAGGCACATAGATGACAACATGTATGAGTGGATACTGACAGCTCTTACAGAAGGTGTGAGATTGAAACTTGACGGCAGAGAGTTCGGAAGGATGGTGAGAAATGCTTGAACAGCTTAAATATGTGAATCATCTCGGTGAAGTTATAGAGTTTGGCAAAAAGGGAATATTTGCCAATTCTAATAACCTCAGAGATTACGAATGGACATATGACAGTGACAGGAGCCGTGCTGAGAACTTCAGGAAAGGGGTGGTCCCAAAGACCATCCCTGTTGTTATATCGGCAGAAAGTAAGAAGAAGTGTATCGATCTTAAGAATAGACTGTATGAAGTCTGTGAAAAAGACATCATAGCAGAACAGAAAGGAAAGCTCTATATAGGTGATTACTATCTTGAATGCTATGTGTATAGCTCCGCCAAGAGCAATTATCTTGATACCGGTACAACAATTAACATATCCCTCAAAGTAGTTGCAGACAGCAAGTGGATAAAGGAGGAGATACATAGCTATAGGTATATACCAGATACGTCTACAGATGGTAAAGGCTATGAATACGACTATGACTATGACTATGCTCCGATGACAGATCACATAGGTAAGCTCAGTGTTGATGATATGAAGTCATGCGATTTTATATTAGATATACACAACGGTGCTGCCGATCCTGTCATATATATAGACAATCATTGTTACAGCGTTAAATGTATTGTTAGTGCTGGGGAGCATTTGATAGTCAATACCGCAAAATCTACGGTGACGCTTGTGAAAGCCGATGGTGATACTGTAAATATGTTTAGATACAGAGACAAGCAAAGCGATGTGTTTAAAAGGATAGTACCAGGCGATCATCGTGTGATGTGGAATGGAAGTTATGATTTTGATATAACAATCATACACGAAAGGGGCGAGCCAAAATGGACATAAAGCTTGTATATACGGACCCGGTAAGGATAGAGCAGGGCTATTTGCATAATTTCAGTGCAGATGTAGACGTTGCTAAAGATAAGGATTTTGAGATTACAGTAGCACAGGACAACAATATTTTACAGGGCGGCTCCTGGTGGTACATCAATGATACAGAGTACGGCGGAATAGTTGACAATGTCGGTGTAGTGACATCCGACAGGGAGATCAAATACACTGGTCGAAATCTCAGAGGTATCTTGTGTGACAAGATCATAGAGCCTCCGATGGGGGCGGATTATAAGATTGTATCAGGTGATGCAGTTACAGTGATCAACAAGCTTATTGAAGAGGCTGGACTTAGCAGCATTTATAGAATGACAGGTGAGTCATGGAACATATCATCATATCAGTTTAATAGATATATAAGTCTCTACGATGGAATATGTGCACTTATATCAGCGCAGAACAAGATATTAAGAATCACAATATTAAATGGCATGGTGACTATGAGCTGTGTTGAGCCTCATGACTATACAGAGGATAAAGACTGCATGAGATCTGACATAAATTACAATATAACGCAGATCAAGAACAGATATAATCATCTTATTTGCCTCGGCCAAGGGGAGCTCAAAGATAGACAGGTACTGCATTTGTATATTGATAAAAGAGGAAATATAACGGATACACAGGCATTCAAAGGCTTTGAAGAAAGAACCGCTGTGTATGATTATAGCTCAGCGACAGATATGGATGAGCTTAAATCTGGAGGCATAGCAAGGCTTCAGGAGCTCAATGCAGACAGTCTAGACATGGCACTTCCGGATATGTCAATGCAGATAGGCGATATCACAGGTGGCACAGAGAAGATTACAGGAGCAACAGTAAGAAAGCAGATAACAAATATCATAGCGAAGATAGATGATAATAGCATAGACATTGAATACTCGGTGTCGTAGCGGAAAGGGTGGAAATATGAAGATAGTAACAGGCAAGACAGGAAAGCAGCATGTAACAAGCGCAGATGATAGAGTGTTGAATCAGGCCATATGGGGAGAGTCCGGTATCATATCTGGTGAGAGACCATTACTGATAGATGCAAACACGCTTAGAGTGACTCCTTGTGAGATATTACATCAGGGATGTCATGCAAGGATCCTTCCGGGCGATTACGAAGATCTGAAGATTGACAGTGGAGTAACAGGGCAGAAGCGCATAGATCTTATAGTTGCAAGATACTACATGGATGCTGATGGCATTGAGAGTATGTCATTGACAGTCGTCAAGGGAACGGCTGTATCAAGTGGCACCCCGGTAGCCCCCGACATATATACAGGAGATATAAACGCAGGAGCTGCAGTAGCAGACCTCCCGCTTTGGTCGATATTGATAGATAATCTGAGTGTTGGAGATCCTGAACAGATATGTGCGTCTCTGCCTAATATGAAAGACAAAGTATCGCACGGTGAGGCGTACTCTAAAGATGAGACGGATGCAATCGTAAAAGAGGCAAATTCGCACATAACTAAAGTGGAACAGGCTGTAGCAGCTATTGGAAACATTGCCTCAAAGGCTAATGATACAGCACAGTCTGCCGCAAAAAGTGCACAGTCTGCTGCAACCGCTGCAAAGTCAGCATCAGATGCAGCAGACGCAGCACAAATTGGGGTAGAACGAAACGCTGACAGCATCGAAAAGACCACAAAGATAGCCAAGACCGGCCGAGTCATAAGCAAAACGTCAAGAATTAAGACTACTATTGATGCTAACACAGGAATCAGTGGCGATATGCAGATATTTGAAGTTCCAGCCGGAACAAACGGTGTCCTTGCAGTTGTCAAAAAAAAGGATAAGGGTATAGATTACTATGGCTATGATTACACTTTAGATGGTAATGGTACGTCATGCAAATTTCAGATCAACGCATACAACAATGCAGCTACAGCTGGATCAATAGAGTTAGTTGTCATTTCGATAGGACCAGCGGCATCCCTTGTTCAGGGGGTGTAGTGTATGTATATAGATACTAATACAATCATCGAAGTAGGCAAGGTGCTTGAACCAGGACAGATCAAGTCATTTACGGTTGCGATAGGATTTTAGAGAGGAGAATTATAAATATGAAAAATACAATATGTACAACCGCTGGAGCAATAGGCGGTGTGATAGCGTCCCTGTTTGGTGGATGGGATGCTGGACTGGCAACATTGGTCATGTTCATGGCCATTGACTATGTGAGTGGCTTGGTGGTGGCTGGAGTGTTTCACAACAGCAAGAAAACAGCATCAGGAGCCTTGGAGAGCAAGGCAGGATGGAAGGGATTATGTCGTAAGGGCATGTCCCTTTTATTTGTATTGATAGCCTATAGGCTTGATCTGGCGATAGGCTCAAACTATATCCGGGATGCGGTGATAATAGGGTTCATAGTGAACGAGACCATAAGTATTGTTGAGAACGCTGGCCTCATGGGTGTACCGCTTCCTAAGGTAATTAATAAAGCAATCGACATATTAACATCAAAGAGCGAAGAGAAAGGCGGCGAATAATATGAATGGTATAGACATCAGCGCGTGGCAGGGTGATGCCGGCATAGACCTCAGTAAGATAGCGTATGACTTCTGTATAGTGAAAGCGACCGAGGGAACAGACTACAAGAATAGATACTTTACAGCGCATTGTGATAAGGTACTGAGCAGAAAGAAACTCTTGGGTGCATACCACTACGCAAACGGCGGTGATGTGCAGAAAGAGGCTGACTATTTCCTTGCGTATATCAAAAAGTATCTCGGCAAAGCAATTCTTGTACTTGACTGGGAAGCAAAGAACAACCATCTGTTTGGTGTCAAAGATCTGGAATGGTGCTTACAGTGGTGTAGCTACGTACAGAAAAAGACAGGCATTAAGCCGCTGATTTACATCCAGAAGAGCGCCATGGATGCCGTGAAGAAAGCTGGATATAACCTATGGGTGGCTCAGTACCCGGATTATGTTGAGACCGGATACCAGGAGCATCCATGGAATGAAGGAAAATATAATTGCTTGATCAGGCAGTATACATCTGTTGGCAAGCTTGCAGGATACGCTGGTAGCCTTGATCTGAACAAAGCATATATCAGCGCAGCATCATGGAATAAGCTGGCTGGCAAGGCTAAGAAGACGTCAGTATCCACGACAGCAAAGAAAAGCATCAACACACTTGCAAAAGAAGTACTTGCCGGCAAGTGGGGCAACGGTACTGATCGTAAGAACAGACTGGCCAAGGCTGGATATGACTATGCGAAGGTCCAGGCAGCAGTCAACAAACTTGTCAAGGCATCACAGATGACACAGGATAAGATCATCAATGAAGTCATAGCCGGAAAGTGGGGAAATGGTCAGGAGCGTGTTGACCGCCTCAAGGCGGCAGGTTATGATTCTGATAAGATTCAGAAGAGAGTAAATGAACTCATGCAATAGTCTGATTTAGGGGCAAAAAAGGGGCAAAAAGTTGATTTGTCATGATGCTGCCATGAGTAACGAAAGTGTAAGGAACGTAGGAAATAAGCCGTTTTTGAGCATGTGTGAGCATACACAAAAACATAGCGATTTTAAACTACAGGTTTACTTTTAACTAGTAGTTTATATGTGTTATATTAGATGAAGATTCCTTTTAAAACTCAATAAAGGTGTCATGAAAGATTTCAACGGCATTCTGACCGAAGAAATATTTATATTAGCGAAACATATTTAAATATCATACCCTGCTATAGGCATATTAGGCTGGAAAAATTGGTGGAACCTAGTTTATAGCACATTTAAATTTCATATTTAACAGGGAGGTATAATTATGGCACAGATGGAATTTCCAGTTATTGATCTTCAGGCTACAGGCAGGAGGATCAAGGAAGTGAGAGAGAAGAAAGGGATCACAGTAAAGACATTGCAGATGTTCTTGGGATTCAATGAACCCGTGTCGATCTACAAATGGCAGCGAGGCGAATGCCTGCCGACATTCGACAACATGTACGCAATGGCCTGCCTCTTCGGGGTAGGGATTGACGACCTTCTGGTGGGAAACCGCCAGGAGGTTGTTTTTTTGCACTTTCGTCTCCGGGGACGGAGGGGACAGGTACCACCGTCCCCATTAAATATTTGATTAATGGTGGTAGTGTGTTACAATTATATTTATGTGTAAGTATAGATTTGAGCTGATCTGGGACCGGAATAATGTACGTGAAATGGGGGAATTCGGTATGAAGAATGTAAGCAAGAGGCAGTATATACTGACGCTGATAGTGAGTTTTGTTGCGATTGTGGTACTGTCGTTATGTACGATCATGACATTTTATAGGAAGTCAGTGAATGATACTCTGGCTTTGGCGGCAGAGACTGTTAAGCAGGAGCAGGAATATATGAATTCGTATCT